CCGAGTTGGCAGCAATCGAAGCAACACCTGTTTCGCTGATTGTAATGTCGCCAGAAACGGCAGCATAGATGTAATCGCCAATATCTTCAGCAGTAATCTTCTTGTTTGCAGTTGCCGAAGCATCATAAACAAGGAATTCGTCTGCATCAGCAAGTGATGTCAGAGCAGCAGCACCAGTAATATCAGCAGCGATACCAACTTGGTTGTCAGAAATCGTTGTCTTGATACCACCTGAACCAGCAAAAGTCAGAGTTCCACCAGTCGAGAAGGAATCCGTATTTGGAGTTCCTTGGTTGTCGCTGATTGTGAACGAAGACGAAGCAGGTGAGGAGAATGCGAGTTGACCTGAACCGTTTGTGGTAAGAATCTGACCGTTTGAACCGTCTGCGGTTGGAAGGATCAGAGTAAGATCAGCAGCAAGCGAATCTGGTGCCTTTAGAGTTACTTTGTTGGAACCATTGCTTGTTCCTTCAGCAAAGGTTGCTTTGCCAGCAACTGTTGTTGTTGCGTCCACAAGACGGGCATCAACCTTGTCTGTGAAGTATTTACCACCGACAGCATGAATTGCGGCAGAACCACCTTCCATTGATTCGATGTAAAGTTTTGCACTTGCGCCGCTATTGCTTGCGTCTTGTGCGTATGCCATTTCACCTTCTAGGAGGTCCGTGGTTGCAGGAGCAGTTGCACCCGAGCTTCTTTTAATTTGAATAATTGTTGACATTTTAGACTATTCCTTTTTAGTTATTGTCTTTAGTATTAATAAGTTCCGCCGTCAATGGACAAAGGAGCAACATTTGTGGAAGGATCTACTGCTTCCCATTTTAGAGTCTCTGAGTTATAAATCAATGTATATCCATCCTGTAATCCTGCTGCATCAACATTCGCCAAAGTCTCCACCTTTTGAGCTCCGCGTGTGCTAACTACATTCGTATTTATAGTTTTAGAATTTGGAACGGTTACTTTAATAGCCATTATTTTGTTACCTCTGGATTAACTACTACAATTCCTTCGAGAACTCTGATAGTTTCTTCATCACTCATTACTTCAATATCGTAAACATATCTTCCTGCTTTAATTTCGGAAGTTTCTTCTGCCGTCAAAGATATAGTTACTTCTCCATCTAAGGGAGAAGTAATGGCTGCGGTAAAATCTATTGCGGTGTTTGTATAAAAAGACTTGCGCATCTGAGATGCGGCAGTATAATCAGAGAGATCCTTCGCATCTCCGTATTGATCACTGACTTCTATAGCAAAACTAAAGGTTGTTCCCTGATCGATATAAATATTTTGAACCTGCGCCATAAGAACCCTTATAAATGTATTTGAACTTATTTATAATTTTAGGTGAACTATGAAAACGATATTGATGCTAAAATATGGCACAAAATATTCCAAAGAAGATGTAGATCGTATTATCGAAGCCACTGGTGGCAAGTATAATTATGCCTGTATAACCGACGATACTACTCTTGATCCAAGAGTTAAAATAATTCCATTACCAGAAGACGTTGACGGAACTTTTATTAAAATATGGATGTATGGATTAGAAGACTTGGGCGATGTTCTTTACTTTGACCTTGATATTAGAATACAAAAAGATGTTGATAATTTATGGAATTATCTTGACGAACGCCCAACTATATGCTATACTTATTGGAAGAATATAAGTTGGGTGGATAAAAATGCTCGTTCTTATAGCGAACAATACTTGAGTAACTATAATTCTAGTGCCGTTCTATGGCGCTCCGGTAGTCCAAAAGCCAAAGAGATTTGGGAACATTTTAAAAAGGACATGGACTATTATATGATCAAGTATTGGGGTGACGATAGATTTTTATGGCATGAGAAGTTTGATTTTAAGTGGTTTCCAAAAGGCGAGTTTTATTCTTTTCTCTATGGTGCAGACTACTACGACCCAGAGAAGAGAATTGTAGACAGATACCGACCAGAGTATACAGTATGTTTACTCAATGGTTTAGATTATTTTCCAGGATATGATAAGAAATATGATGAACTTTCTAACAATTAAATGGGGTGACAAATACTCAACTGATTATGTGAACAATCTATATCACATGGTAAAGAAGAATTATACCGGAGAGTTTAGATTTATTTGCTATACGGATGATGCCACTGACCTAGAGTGTGAAGTTCATCCTATTCCAGATGATGACTTACTACACCCAAAATACTACTTTGGAAAAGAAGCATTTTGTTTTGATAGAGCCAAGTTTTTAATTTTTAATTCAGAAGAATGGCTAGATTGCGAAGAAGAAGATAAGTTCTGCTATTTGGATTTGGATGTAGTAGTTCAAAATAACATCGATGAGATTGATATCTTGGCCGAGAAACCTAGAATAATTCACTGCTTATGGCAGCCAGAAAATCAAATAGATGATAGGTTCTTCATCGAAACAAGAGGTACATTTTTCAACTCTAGTATGATGCTGTGGTCATATGGTCAATGCCAACATATATATTATGATGTCTACGATAATAATGAAATAGTTTTCAAAACATTTTTTAAGGGTAGTGATAACTATCATTATTGGCGTCAAAGAGACTTCTGGAAAAACATTCCAGAAAGTTGGGTATACTCTTGGAACAGAGGACGATATTATCCAGATGATGTAGTGCGTTTTAAATTTAGAGATGATGCCAAAATCTGCTTATTTAATACAGATAATGTTCCTCATCCATCTACTAAAGATCACGTTGAATTATCTGAATGTCATGACAAAAATATTATTGGATTGTGGAAATGAGAGTCAATTACGTTTGTTGTAAATGGGGTACCAAATACGATGCCGAGTTTGTCAACCGACTTTATCGGATGGCAAAGAAGCATACTCCAGATAATTTTGAGTTTCACTTCTATTGCTATACAGATAACAGTGAGGGATTTGACGCCGAGATTAAAGTTATCGACTTCCCAGATATTCCCAACATCCATCCGAAATACTGGTTTGGTTCAGATGATTTTAAATACGGTATGGCACGTTGTTGGGACAGACCAAAGACGTTCATCTTCAATACACACAACTTCGCAGACGATAAACCAACTGGAAGATTTGTCTTCTTCGACCTTGATGTTATCATCCAAAACGATTTGTCGCCAATCATCACTTACGACCTAGAGAATCCTACCAAGTTGCGCTCATGGTGGCAAGACCCTCGTCCGATGAAGTCGCGTAATTTCAAGTTATCGCATGGTGCATATACAAATGGTAGTTGCATGGTATGGTCAGATGATCAGACAGAATGCATCTGGCAGGATGTTTTAGAACATCAAGAGCGTATCTGGTTTACATTTACAGATGGTACAGACAACTATCATAGTTGGCGATGGGGAGAATTTAGCAATACCCCTCTGTGGAAACATTTTCCAAACACCTTTGCTTACTCATACAATCGTGGTCGTGACTGGCATGAAGACGATTTGGGTGTCGGCATATATAGAAAAGACTGTATTGTTTGTGTTTTTAATGTGGATCTACTTCCATTCACAGACAATAGCAGAGGAAAAGTGAAACAGGAATCCTTGGTCGATCCTGATCTTTTAGAGCATTGGAATGTTTGATGATTAGTATTTACACAGTGAAGTGGGGAACAAAATATAATGTTGACCATGTTAATAAAATACTTGAGCAATGCAGAGAACACATAACAACTGATTTTGATTTTTACTGTTTGACCGAACATACCATCGGTTTACATTCTGACGTTATCGTAATTCCTTTTCCAGAAGATAATTACTATGAAAAATGGTGGAATAAATTATACTTATTCGATAAGCAAGTTGTATCTCAGCGCGGAGAAAAACTATTTCTGGATCTTGATATAGTTATTCAAAACAATATCGATTGCATAGTAGACCATGACCCAGAAGATGGTTTGACATTTGTTCGCACTCACTGGCACAACATGAAGAAAATGAAACGCGATACGCAAGATATTCCTCGTGCATATACCGATCTAAATTCTAGTGTGTTAAGATGGAATGATAGATTGGATATCGATAAGATTACCAAGTTTGTTACAGACTATCCCGACCAAATGTTTTTTCATTATCGGGGCCTTGATAATCTTTTCGGACATCAGCGCGACCGTTTATTGAAAATTGATTTTTTCCCATCTGGTTGGGTGTATAGTTACAACTACGGATATATGTGGCCAATCGATACTAGAGAACAAATTATCCGAACCGAACCACTAATTTGCTTATATGATTCAATGGAAAGACCACAAGATGTTAAACTATAATTTTTTGAATAATCATCGGTATTGGGGCGAAGGATTAGATAAAATCAATCACGAACTACCATGGAAACATGAAGACTTTCGTAAGTCTCTAAATCCGAATACTATGGATGCTGCTATTTGGTTAGTAGAAGAACTACTGAAAGTAGAAGATATCCCAGAAGAATTGAATATTACAATTTTGAATTCATGGTTAGGATTTCCTCTGCTACCGTTACTCTGCGAAAATTTAAATGTCAAGAAGATTAATTTGATTGATATTGATAAAGATGCGTTGGAACTATCAAAAGTATTCAATCGGTTTTATAGCGATAGTGGTATAGAGTTAGACCACATCAACTGGGATGTTCCTTTCGCATATCATGATATAAATGCATTAGAAACTGATATAGTAATTTCTATTGGGTGCGAGGCGATGTATCCGTTAAAGAAAATGACGACCGCAAACAAGGATTGTATCTTTGCTTGTCAGTCGTCAAATGTTTTTAGAGAGATGTATGGTATCAATTGTGTTCCAACAATTGAAGAGCACATTGAAAATGTTGGAGTTACTGATGTTTCGTATGAAGGATCAATTAAACAATCATACTATAGTTGGGACGGTAAGGTCGAGTTCGATCGTTTTATGGTAATAGGAAGGAAGTAATATGGGAAGAGCGAGAGTTGTTGCACCTCCACCTGAGGATTATACACCAGAACCTTTAGTATCACTTCCGCTGGCGCCCGTTGAGGTAGTTGCGGAAGAGTGGATTGATGGAAACTTCCAAGAAGAAATTATTGAAGTTGTGAACGATGAGCCTTCTCAAGAAGAACTTGATAGAGAAAAAATCGCACAAGAAAAGCACGAAGAATTGCAGAGACAAAAACTTTTCGCCGAAGAGGAATCGAAAGTTGCCGCAGAAATAGTTGCTAAAGCAAAAGAGATTTTAGAAAATCCTCCTGTGAAAATTGAGACTGTAGTCGAAACAGTTATAGAAACCGTTCACGTTATAGACCCAAAATTGGTAGAAGAATTACAAGTTCTTACGGCAGCAAATGAAAAACTTACCAGAGAAAATGAAGCAGCGGCAAGAGTAAAAGAAGAACAAATTTTAAAGGCGCGACAACAGGCAACTGATCAACGCAGCAATCAACACATGATTCAATTAAACATGACGCCAAAAATTCCATCGTTAATTAGTAAAATCAAAACATTATTTCGAAATCGCCGAATTAAGTCTGCTACTAATGTTGGAATTAAAAACTATGAAACTGCAATCCTCGAGAGAGCAAGAATTGCAGTTCCCAAGTTATTGGATGATATTGAAAACATGCACGAGCAGTTGACCATACTAGAAGACCTGCTCACAAAATATAGTGAAGTTAAAAGCAATCAAGAAAGGTGAGAGGTATTCTCCCCTGTAATATCTTCAACCATTGATTTCCAGAGGTCCTCATGAGGAATGACATAACCGAGAGTGAGTCGCTTGCTGCGACTCCCAGCACAATGATAGAAGACTTTATCAGGCTCACTCCGCCTACCGAAGTAACCGACCTTGACAGACCAGCCCTTGGGGTCCCAAAGAGTGACCATTTCTTTTGTTATTGGATCTAGATATCTAAAGAAACCACCATTCTCTTCTGTATTATAAGAAAGAAGAATGTTGTAGCCGCTTGCATTCCAGTTAGTGTGCCATCCCATAAATCCATTCTCGGGATAGTAAACATGTACCGCATTGTTTTTAGCGCCAAGAAAAGAAATTAATTCACGATTGAGTTTCTGTTGCTTCTCGCGGTGAGTGGTCGGGACAGAATCTACCAGTCCGATATCACAACAGAAAGCAGTTTCTGGATACCCCTCATGTTCACCGTCTTTCCCCACCAGCTCATTCATATACTTTTCAGAGGTGCCAGTATCAATATCAAAGCCTCGGCGTCTATCTGGCTCTCTCAATTTGTCGTGGTCTGTTTGTGAAAAGAACCACTCCGCATAAGGAGTAAGAATTTCCAGTAGTTCTGGATTTATATTTTTAGAAACCTTCATTATTTGTCCAATACGGATGGCGGTAACGTATAGTGATAGATGACAATCTCTTGTCCTTGCAATTCTTCTTGTTTATAACCAATGACAAAATTCCACTTTGCATCTGGATCAGGAAATCTTCCTGTCTTTACACCCATATCCCCATAAGTCAATAAGCGCCACATTGTAAATGTGTCCCACTGTAGTGCTTCTTTTGGATAGTGCTGTCTGTCGTAGCCGGGTTCATTCTGCTTACAATATTCGCCCCACCAAGCACTCATCAATTTGAGTGTTTGTTCATTATTACGATAGACAAATAGACCGCAATGCTCCGTCATTTCCTCTGTTTCGGAAAGTTTAGTTAGTGCAGCGTTATACGGACGATTAGCAGTAAAGATTACATCCACATCATCTGGTATCTGTTCAAAGATTTTTCGAATATCGTCGTGTTGAACTTCTGTATCACAGTCCATATAAACTGTCAAGTCATACGGAGTTTTATCTAGCGCCCAGAGTTTGGCTCTCTTATGATATGGAACACCATCGGTAATAATGTTCTCAAAGATTTCTTCATCGCCTGGTTCTATCCATTCTGGATGAGTAAACAATGTAATTTTTGCATCTGGCCAATAGTCTAGAAGTGATAGTGCAGAGTTTTTCGCGGCTCTATAGTAACCTCTACGAAGAGATGCTACATAAACAAATCCGTTATTCTGCATTCTTTTCTTCTTCCATGATCAGCATGGTAGCATAGGCCATAACTTCAAGCGCAGACTTCGATCTACGAATCTTAGTTTTTAAGGCTTTGTTCGTGGAATTTTTTATAATAGCTACTTCAAAGGCTTCCAACTTGGCTTCGAAAAGAGTCTCGTCTTTACGGCGTTGCTGGTCTACTTTTGAACGTTCCATGCGCTGGCGAACTTCTTCTGCACGGCGCTCTTCGCGAAGACGAGTGTTCTCATCGATATCTTCTTCGGTGAACTTTTCCATGATAGCAATATAGTCTGGATTACCACCTTCACCTGATACAGATGCGGGTAATCTCTTACCATCTGGATAGATGATAATTACCATTACTTGCTTTAGTTCTTTATTTAACCAAAAAGGTTCTTCGTAATCTTTAGTTTCGGCAATAATGGCCGAATCCAATACGATGGCTTCTTCATCCACAATCATTCAACTCTCCATAAAAAGAAATAATATAAAGTATATAGTATAGTTTAAGCGGTACGAATCCAGAGAGATACTGTTGATACTGTATCTTTAGTTGCTTGAATTGTATCGCCCGCATATGTGCCAGAATATGTTCCAGAATAGGTTCGGGAACCAGAATAGTTGGCGGAGTATGTTCTAGAACCGGCAAATGAACCGGCAAAATTTGTTGGCACCGATACATATCCTGCGTTCGAATATGTTCTAGTACCTGCAAATGTCCCGGTAAAATTGGTTGAAGCCGATACATAGCTTGTTGAGTATGTGCGCGAACCCGCAAAGGTGCCACAAACAAAACCACCGAAATAACGAATATAGTTTGCAGAATATGTTCTTGAACCTGCAAAGGGTCTAGTCCCCGCGAAGTTGGTCGCAT